ATCTTAAGTTTATTCATGGTTAGAATGGCATAGTGGGAGTAGGAACAGCAGGACCAGTCATCTCAGGAACTCCTGGAATAGCAGCATCTACCATACCAGGAAGTGCTTCTGTAATTGCTTCAGTGATAGCAGCAGTTACTCTCTCCCTTGATTGCTCGATTAATGTATCCTTTTGAACGTAAAGATAAACACCACCCCCTAAGACAGCTAAAGAAACTAAACCAGATAACAACGCGACACCATTAATCAATTTTTGCATCTTTCTTCTCCAATGTAGGTGCTTGCTTTGATTCTTCCTTCTTCTTAGAAGGCATGACACCAAACGTAGCTAATGTACCAGTAAAAACACTGGCGATAAAAGTTGGATCGATATTTTTCTGAGGAACACCAGGAACAGTTACATAATTAAGAGTCAGAATTGCTGCTGACCATCCAAGTATGATAACTCGGACGAGAGTTGATACACCCTCATCCGCCCACTCAAATTTATTGTCCGTTTTGGCTTCCTCTTTCTTTGGATTTGATTCCATGAGTAAAGAGTCAGGCTCTTTTATTTATTAAAGAGAGCAATAAAATATTCAGCGTCTACAACAACTAATGGTTTCTTTCTATTCTTCTTCATGACTACGATAGGTTCATAGTCACCACAATTTGATGCTGCTTGTTCATAAGCATCCCAGACATTTAACCTTTCAACGTTCTTACATTCAATTGAATGAGGAAACTTTTGTCTTGCTGCCCTTGCCATGATGAGATCTTCACCACCTGCACCCATAGATCGAGACTCAATATCCTCGGGGTGGACATCTAGAATCTCGATCAACATTTGGCGTACCCACTTCTGTAGATTCCTGCCCTTTGCTTTTGCACTGCTTGTTTTCATACCAATATGCCCAATTAATTACTGCGTCATTCCAGTCCCCGTCCCATGGGTCTGGGAAAGGGTATACTTTAACTTCATCGCTCCCAGAATGAACGCTTCCGCTAGACTTGTCGGTCCCAGTTTCAGGATTGTCCAGTGGTTGTTTGGCAAATCTGGGTCTGCCAGTGCTCTGCGCTTCCACTCTGGAACTTTTTTTGTCATAGTTGAAAACCTGCGAAAGTATTCTCCTCAACATCTTGTGTAATGCCCCCAATAACATATGATTCAACTTCCGTCTCTTGGGGTGCCACTTGTAGTCCTTTAGACGACAACCAATGCTCAGTCCATGGAAGAGGATTGTTATTGAGAGGAGCATCAAACATTGGTGTAAGACCAATTGATTTCATGCGGCGATTTGCAGTCCACTCAACATATTTTTGGAGTAGTTTAGCGTTAAGACCAATCATAGAACCATCTTTGAATAGATAGTCCGCCCAGATAGTTTCTTCTTCTACACATTTTCTGAACATCTCGTAAATGTTCTTCTCTTCTTCCTTAGCAATCTCAACCATAACGGGATCGTCACCCTGCTTCCATTTGTTAAGAATGTTCTGAGTGATAGTCATGTGCTGTGACTCATCTCTAGCAATAAGAGAGATGATCTTAGCATTACCTTCCATCAGTTTGTTCTCACCAAAAGCAAAAGAACATGCAAATGATACGTAAAAACGAATGCCTTCTAGTATGTATACATTAGCAACTGCTCTGTAAAGTTTTCTCTTTAGTTCCTTAAGTTCCCACTGAGCAGTAGGTACTTCATCCAAAGCATGCTCCCATTGGTTACCTGCACCCCAGTCCTGAGCTGCCTGTATAAACTCATCGTATGCTTTAGTTACACTGGTTGCTCGCTCAAGAATTTTATCATCAGTAATGATAGCATCAAATACCTCGGAAGGATCTGGATAAACATTCTTGATAATATACGTATAAGAACGACTATGAATCATCTCCATAGTCTGCCAGATGTTCATTGCTGACTCAAGTTCGGGTAGGCTGCAATAAGGCATGAAAGCCATGCCAGGACCACGACCTTGTACGGAGTCAAGCATGATCTGATACTTGAGATTCGACGTGAAGATGTGCTTTTGCTCGGGACGGAGTTGTTGATAGTCGGCACGATCTTTTTGCAGTGATACTTCTTCTGGTCTCCAGAAGAATCCCAGTTGTTGTTGAGTTAGTTTGTCAAAAACAGGGTATTTGAAATTGTCATATCTCTGGACTCCCAAGGGAGCACCAAAGAACATAGTCTGTGTTGTTGTATCCACTTGGTTCTTATTGAACACAGTCATTCCTTCGATTTTGTTCTTCTTCTCTTCGCCGCCGACTCTAAATTGCACAGCTGTCACACGCTTCCTCCTCGGATTCTAGAATTTGGTTTAATATATCTTGAATAGATTGCTCTTCTTCAACCTTTTCGTCTACTTCATCAGTTTTACTATCATATGTGTTTTGATAGTAAGAGGTCTTCCAACCATACTTATATGTATTTAAAAAATCACCTGCCATAACAGATACTGGGATCTTATTATCGGGATAATTTTCTGGATTGTAACTCCAGTTACCAGAAATTGCTTGGTCAAAAAATTTCTGCATAACTGCAACGATATTAATGTATCCTTCGTTACTCTTCATGTCCCAGAGCAACGTGTAGTTGTTCTTTAGGGTATTGTATTGTGGAACAATTTGCTTAAGAGGTCCTTTCTTTGATTTTTTAACGGACAAGTATGCTCTAGGTGGTTCGATTCCATTGGTTTCGTTTGACACAACGGAACTGCTTTCTGAAGGCATCTGTGCGGACAGTGTGCTGTGTCGCAATCCGAACTCATTGATAGATGCGCGAAGACTCTCCCAATCATACTTCAATCCTCCTGCAATTTGATCGACTTCAGGTTTGTAAGTGTCGATTGGGAGGATACCGTCTGCATACTTTGTTCTATGGAAATAACCACACTTGCCTTTCTCCTTGGCAATGGTGTTGCTCGCTCGCAATAGATTGAACTGGAAAGACTCAGTGAGGTCATGGACGAGTTGCCATGCATTTGGGTCGTCATAGTGTTCTCCATTTTTTGCTAGGTAATGTGCTAGTCCAATGTAACCAACACCAAGACTGCGACGATTCTTTGTACTTACTTCTGCTGCTTTGACTGGATAGTTCTGATAGTCAATCAGTTCTTCTAGACCACGAACAGCAAGATCACATAGTTCTTCCATCTCATCTAGAGACTTCAGTTTACCTACGTTGATAGCAGATAGAATACAAAGGGCAATCTCACCTTCACCATCGATATGCTGTAGAGGATCTGTGGGCAGGGTAATTTCCTGACACAAATTACTCATGTTCACTTTATCTTTAAAGGAAGAATGAGAGTTGCAATGGTCGATATTCATGATATATAGACGACCAGTTTCTGCTCTTTCCTTTAAGAGTGAAAAAATAAGTTCTTGTGCTCCGATAGTCTTTCTTGGAGTAAACTCATCTGATTCATAACGTACATAGAGATCGTCAAATGTATCAGTACCAAAAGCATCATAGAGACCTGGTACGTCATGCGGTGAGAATAAGCTAATCTCTCCATTCTGGATGAAACGTTCATAGAACAACTTGGATATTTGGATAGAATAATCTAGTTTACGAACACGATTGTCTTCGGTTCCTTTGTTGTTCTTCAGGACAATGATGTCTTCGATTTCTTGGTGCCAGATTGGGAAGTGGACTGTTGCGCTTCCACCTCGGATGCCATTTTGAGTGCAGCATCGGACAGTGCTCTCAAACTTTTTAAGGAATGGGATAACACCTGTGTGTGCAACTTCTCCGCCTCGGATTTTAGCGTTGACTCCACGGATTCTGCCTGCGTTGATACCGATTCCTGCACGTTGAGCAACATACTTGCCAATCGCCATGTCACTAGAAAAGATGCTATCGAGGGTGTCATCGCTATCAATAAGAACACAGCTAGCAAATTGTCGAAGTGGAGTTCGCACCCCTGCCATGATAGGTGTGGGAATGTTGATTTTGTGTTTTGAGATTGCATCGTAGTATTTACGAACGTATTGTAGTCTTGTTGCTAGAGGATAATCAGCAAACAAAGTCATAGCAATAAACATATACATGTACTGAGGAGTCTCGTACAATTCATTATTGCTGCGATCTTGAACGAGGTACTTATCAACAACCTGACGGAGACCTGCATAAGAAAACAAGTAGTCTCTATCATGATTGATCCATGAATCAATCTTGGTCCAATCCTCATCACTATACTTATCTAGGATTTCTTCATCATAGACCTTATTGATCGTCACGTTGTACAATGCAACATCATATGCCGATGGCATACCATCAATCCAAATACCCTTATGGAATACTTGCTTGCGAAGACTAAACAACAATAGACGAGCAGCAACATATTGATAGTTTGGAGTTTCCAAATTGATCAAATCGCTTGCAGAACGCACAAGAATATCTTGAATGTTCTCTGTGGTGATGCCATCATGAAATTGAATACCAGAGTTCATTTCAACCTGACTTGCAGAGACGCCTGAGAGACCCTCACATGCCTCTTCAACCATCTTATGAATCTTCTCTAGGTTCAGGGGTTCAACGGACCCGTCACGCTTGACTACGTTGATTGTGCTCATACCTTTTTCCATTCGTTCAGTTTAAGTTTTGCTTCTAGTCCGCTGTAAGTATTCGACTCTACCAGATTTTGAACTTCATGTCCAGCAAGTGTCATGTCATTCAGATCTTTTTCTTTAATGCTCTTAGGAAAGATGACTACCTTATGTCCGCTCCCGATCGCTGCCTCAATCTTAGCAACAATCTCTCTCGATCTTGGTTCATTGTCGTAGGTGTATACGAATCTATAATTGTAACTGCTAAGGTTAACATCGCTACCACACATAGCAATAGCGTTGTCAATGAAATGACTGTCGAAGGGTCCTTCTGTGACATATACTTCCTTTGTAGGATCAACACGATCTAATCCATACACTTTAGGCATGGAATCATCTAACATAATAGTAATGTATCTGATCTTAGCTTTAGGGGCAAGAGATCTTCCCTGGAAACCAAACATGGTTCCATCTTTATCCCTTAATGGGATTATAATTCGTGGACTATCCTGTTTCAGATTGTCAAACGTCTTCTTCTGTTGGTTAGTCCATGCTTTAAATTTAGGACAATAGTAAAAACTATCTAAGTCTTTAATTTTTCGATTCTCTAGGTATTGTCTAGCGGGGTGAGAGTTATTTAGCACAGAAACAGGTTGCAAACCTACGTCCCTTGATACTTTAAAGACAGGTGTTTTGAAATCAAATTTTGGTTCTGGTGTCTGAGAATTTTTCCCAGTCAAACCCTCTCTATATCTCTCCATGACATACTGATCATGAAGATAAGATGAGTGATCTTTTAAAAAATTAGTGAATGTTCTGCCCATGCCACAATTGTGGCACTTAAACACGAAGTCATTCTTAACCTTAAAGAAATAACCGCGAGCTTTATTTTTATGTTTCTGAGAGTCACCGCAATAAGGACAACGAAAATTATATGTCTTATCGTTCTTCTTAGTAAACTTGTCCAGTTGCGGAGATACTAGACTAATATATTTTGTGTCAAGATAACTCACGAATGGATTGCTTTACTCCACCCATCATACCACTATCGGAGACTGGGGTCAACACTTTAACCATAGGTGGGACCACTTGTAACACTGCCACAAGGGTAGCAAGCACAGCGCCAGCACCTATCACGAACTTAGCATTGGCATCCACTTTCTTCTGGATACTATTGATCCTAGTTTGAACTATTTCATGATCCTTATTATGCCTTTCCTTCATCTCCTCAAGCATACCGATGATGAGTTTATCGGCACGTTCGGATTCATCCAAACGATTTTCATGGCGCTCCAAGATTACAGCAACTCTGTTGCTGTTTTCGGAGATTGTGCCTACTGCTCTTTCGAGTTTGTCAAGCATCTCTTTGGAGAGATCTTCATAAATATCAAGTTTTGATTCTAAAACTGCTAATCTACCAAGACCAAACGCCATAAATTTTACATTCGAGTGTGCGTATTAATACTCAAGTATTTATACATTTCTAACTGCGAACTCTAGTGCCGATTGATACGTAGAAGCATCTTTGTTCAGCATATAACGGAACTGCTGTTGCTTGGGTTCATCCAATTGTGCATAACAAGCAGCAATTCTCTTAGCAGAGAAGTTGTCTAGGTTCTGGGTAGTTCCATCTGAGAAATCAATCTTAGCAAAGGATGCTTCGCCAGTAGGATTGAGTTCCTGTGTTGCAACTTGTAGTGCAACATCTAGTGTATCAGTATTTTCAGTAATCATGTCAGTAGTCACTTCAGTTTGTTCTTTTTTAAGTTTTGATGTTTGCTGTCCTGCCTTCTTTTTAAAGTCAGACAGACGTGCCTTCATCAATGTGTCCATTTCTTTAGACTTATTTTGCATCTTGACTTTAGCGTCTTGACGCTTCTTTTGCAGATCCTTTTGGCGGTTAAGTTTCTTGCCCTGCTGGATCTGTTTTTGTGCTCTCTCAGTTTCCGAGGGCACAGCTTCAGAAATAATTGTTTCTTCTACTTGTTCTTTCATTTTTTTACGGGTATTAATACGAGAGAGCATAGTTTTTGCACCAGAGGTGCGACCATCAACTTTATCTGCAGATTTCTTTCTACGTTTTTTAGTATTAACAAACACAAATGCAGGTGGCATCGAGAGACCTGATCCGTCTCCTGCCATCATTTCATTTAGATTAGATTCAGTTCCTTCAGACATTGTTGATCGACGTTATCGGTGAGTGATTCGGGCAAACGATTTAAGAAAAGCATAAATGCTTTTAGGTAATTCCAATGCGTTGCCTCTGTCTTATAAAAGAGCAGAGGCGTTGCTGCATCACCAAATACATTATACATTACAATGATATGATTTAAGATAAGGTGAGTTTTGAGTTCACCACTTGTTTCATATCGTTTGAATAAACGTTTGATGTACCTGATTCTATTTAGATCCTCTTCAAAGTCACTATAGGTGACCGATTGGGGATTGTTATAATTTTGAATAGCAAACATTACCCAGTTTTCATGGGTCAATTCATCAAAGATCATTACCTATCAGGCAGTAGTTACAACAGCAATAGCAGAGATTTTCTCTGTAGCACCATTAGTGGAGTTGATCTTGACGCGGTAGGAACCAGCGTCAGTAGCAGCATAGGTAGCAACATCAAACGTTGTATTGGTAGCACCAGCAACGTTTGCCCATTTCTTACCAGACTTCTTCTGCCATTGGAAGGTGAGAACAGAAGCATCACCAGGAGGAGTAGCGGTAGCGGCAAGAACAAGTTGTAGAGCGGCACCAACAGCAACAGCAGTATCTACTGGTTGTGTCTGGATGTCAATCAATACACTTACGTCTGCTGCAGCAGCATCATCTGCCTGAGTCTCATTAGAGTTAAGATCAGGACCAGCAATGGTTACCAGCATCTCTGCTTTATGACGGGTGTTACCTTCACAATCGGTGTATGTAAAGTAAGACCACCAACCAGGAGCATTCAAACCACGAGCTTTGTTTTCAGCAAGTGCTGCTTCGGTGTCGTCAATAAAAATTGTTTGCTTTGCTTGTGCGGATGCAGCAACTCCAATGCCTGCTTTGGCTTTGTTAGTGTCGCTGTCCGTTCTTCCGTATAAGGACATTGGATCTCCAGTAGACTATTCGATTCTCATATTATTTATAAAAAAAGGGGACTAATGTCCCCCTGGTATCATTCAGATGCTTCATCTTCTCTTGCAAGAATTGCCTTTTCGACAACTGCAAGGAGTTCATCATCCATTGTAGTCTTAGTTAGTGTGACTGCCTTCTTAAGAATAACAAGACAGAGTTCAACTAGTTTCTCACCAAGTTCCTCGTTCTCGGGAATCTTAGCAACAGCATCACTTACAATTTTTGACGCTAGTGGGAGTAGGAAGGACAACATTGTTTCATGTCATAGGGGATGAATTATTTATCCTTCTTATCTTTTTTGCCAGGTTTCATTGGTTTAGGTTCTGGTTCGCCGTCATCTAATTCGGGCATTACCTCAACCACTGGCTTCTTTACTTTTTTTCGGCTTCCTCCTTCATGCCTTTTTTCTTGGCACCAATAACCTTAGAAATTTTCTTACGACGTGCTAGAAGATACTTGTCAGACTTATCATGGTCACCGTCGTTATCGATGTCCTTGTCTTCCTTACCTACAGCATCAAGTTTCTTTCCTTCCTTGACACAATTAGGAACTTCTTTGCCACCTTTGTTCTTAGTGCCAGATGCTTTGTATCCCTTCCAGCATGTAGAAGCACCAACATTCTTACGTGCTTGCTTCATGCCTTCTTCAATTACTTCTTCTTGGAAGACATACTCAACACCATTTAGTTCAAATGATACTGCTTCTTTCTTCACACTATTCTTACTTTCCGTCTGACACTTGGAGCACCCTTTCCCTCCGCAGTTAGAGCAGGTATCACACGACTCCTTCGCAACCACCTTCGTGGTGTCGCGAATTTCTGCTCCGTGAGATTGTTTGACGCCTGCACCAACACGTAAATCGGTAGCAGGATCAGGAGCACCTGCATTCGCTTTGATATCTTTTCCACCTTCATCACTCTTCTCTTCACTACCAGCAAGATCAGGGATTGATGTGGAAGCATCAGCACCGCCTTCACGGGTAGGTTGTTCCTCGCCTTGCTTCTGCTCGGCAGGAATACCTTCTTCATGAAGATGCCAACCGAATCCTGCACCATTAGTCCACCTTCCATAAGATTCAATTAGAGCTCTAGAGAACTCGTCATTATGCTGAACACTAGTCGTTGGTTTTTGACGTTCCATTATTGTCGAAGATACTTCTTTTCCTCTCTTTATTTATAGATTCTGTTACATTAACGTGGCGGATATCTTTTATCCATGAGCGGAACATGTCTCCAGACTCTCCAATAACAATAGCATAGTTGCCACCCACACGTTTAATCACACCTTTCTCACCACTCAACGCAGACATAACAGAATCTCCTTCTTGAAAGAAATCTTCATGTCTTTGTTGCTGACGTAATGCTTGCTCTCTAAGTTTTTTAAAATCTCTCATTTAAAATCGGCAGGCAGGTTTGCTCTAATCTCATCCATCATTTTTTTACACTCTCTATCATTTAATGCTCTAGGAATACCCTGACGGAAAAGACTGAAGTCCCTAGCAAATGCTGCTCGCCTCATCTTTGTGCCAGAAATAGCAAAGGTATCTCCATCAGCATCTCTACTACCTGAAGACTGGATGTCAATACTTCTAAACGAGAAGTCTTTGCCATTGTATTTGTGCAGGAAACTCATAGCATTTACTCTATCAGATCCCACCAAAAAAACAACCTCATTGTATCCTGCCATCATCAAGTCTTGCATGATAGCAACAGGATCTTTTGGTCCTGAGTATATTTTACCACGATGCTCGGGAAACATCAAGTTCATGTAATGCAATTTGCGATCAGGTGGTAGTGGGTTCTTACCCTTCATATCAAACGACTGAGAAATATAAATCCGATAGTCATGCCCATGCTGACCTGCGATGCGTTTTACCCCATCGAAGTTCTCTTTATGACCTGTAGTTGGTGGTTGAAACCTACCAAAGGTGAAATAACATTTGATGCAGTTTAACGCCATTGTTTCTGGAGAGTGAAGTTGTTGTAGGCAAACTCTAGTCTGTTGACTAGTTTGATCATGCTGCCGTCCTGGTGAAGAACGTATCCCTCAGGTGTAGTCACCTTGTATCCGTTCTCAGTCTGAACAAATGTTCTAAATTGCTCAAGGTGATCCAGTTTATCTATGATCTTTTGTTTGATTAACTGGAATTCTTTATACAATGCAAGCATTGCTTTGAACTTATACACGTTATCCAGTAGATAATTCTCACTCTGGTATACCAGATTGCACTTCTTCACTCTATTGGCAGGTGTCTTGATCTTCGCCAACTCTTTCTGCATCTTGGCATCATAGAAGTTTACTAGTGCATTGATAGTCTCATCGATGTTACCAACATTTCGTCTATCTCTAATTTCAGAATTAAAAAACTGCTTGATATAAGAAGAGATATGAAATTTAGCATCACCAGTAGTACCAAAGTTCGACACCAAGTCATCCAGGAAGTCTCCACACACTCCACACATTCTTTCTATTTTAGCGATGTGTCTTTCAAATTCATTTATTTCTGTAGAAGTTAGAGTTACTTTATTAATTGGTGTGTCGTTCTGAATACAGGCAACTTCTTTAATAGAGGGAACTTTAGCACCAGCTCTTGCTTGCATAGATGCTAGTTCATCGCCAGTGTAATGAGTGTGAAACACGACACCAATCTTTGATGCTTTTATTTGCTTGCCTAAAGGACTATCTACAGGTGCAGCATAGGTGATTGTATTAGGTCGGAACATATAATACTGAGTTCCGTCTACTGTTTTTGTATCAAGAGTATCATCAGTAAACAATAGATCACCCTGGATGACACCATCGAAGTTCAGTTCTTGGAAATATTTGAGAGCATACTTTAGTTTAGTTGCCAGATCACCTTGATACCAAATGTCAATCTGCTCATCGCTATAGCATGTCTTAGGTTCTGTCTTATTGAAAACTGATTTAGTTCCAACAAAAAACATGCCTGTTGTAGGTGACGTGCCACAGATAACTGATGGTGCTCCATCCCATTTTGTCTGCAGAAAACCACTGGCATCTGATTTTTTACCCAGCATCTTCATTAATTCCTTAAGGAAATTAACTGACGCTACACATCCCTCAACTCCATAGTTGAGCATCTCATCTTCTAAGTGTTCTAAGTGTTTGAGTTGAGTTACGTTTGCCATTAGTTCTTCTTGAAGTAGTCTCCATTAGTGTGCGTGGGATAAACACCACCACTCTTGTTTCTGATGTTGAACTTGAACTCGTAAGACTTGGTTTCAAATAACATATCAATACGCTTACCAGTGCCAGAGACACCACCATAGTTCACTTCTACCTTATTACTTAGGAGAGTAGAAGCGTCCTCCATATATTGCCTGTCTATTTCATAGAAGTGCAAATGGGATCCAGTGTAGTGACACATCCAATATCCGTATCCTACACCACTGGCAATCAGATCCTCAAGTGCTGCCTTACCTGACGTGCTTAGGGTAGTATCTGCAATATGACCAGGGACTGTGGGACCAGAAGTCTTACCATAGTTTTCAAAAACATCTAAAAATTTCTCTTCATTGATACCGAACATTTCCAGATAACTCTTGCCATCTGCAGGGATATCACCTGCTTTCAGTTTTGCCTCAGGGAACAATGCTAGTTTGTCACCACCACTGGAACGAACACCGCAGTTAAAGAATGATAATGTGCTGCCAAACTTCACTGAAAGATATACTTTCTTGCCGCCAATTATTAATGTAATGTCTGTAAGTGTGGAACCAATATCAAGGGTGCTAGCACCACCTGCAGAGATAATGATATTACTTCCTTTCTTTTTGAGAGGTCTTGCTTGGTTCTTGCCACCCTCTCCAATTGCTTTAGTTGGTCCCTCACCATATTCTTTTGTAAGGGCACCAATGATTGTGTCTACATGATCAACATACTTCTTAGGTTTCTGTCCAGAGCAGTATGCTATCAATGCTGCAGTAAGATCGTCTTCATATTGATTACCCATGTTGACTTTCGTACCACCTTTGACCTGTCCACCAAACTCTCCAGTCTTTTCAAAGTCTCCGAGATCTAGTTCAAAGTCAATGTTTGCAAGGTTTCCAACTTCTTTGCTGTCTGGAAAATTGCAAGTAAATTCTATGCTGTTTTGTCCACGGAAACCTGCTAAACAGATTGCCTGGAACATCATCTTTGCTTCTGCTTCTTGACCCTTAGACATACTATCGAAGTCCATAAATTTGGACTTCGTGTATTTCTTACCTTGTTTCTGAGTCACCTGAAAACCTGAAACCTCCACTATGCCAACATCAGTGAGGAATCTATTCTGTTTACCATTCTTACCTTGTGCCTTATCGAAAAAAGTATCGATTCGGTCTAGGTATTTTCCACCATTTCTGGCGAAGTCTCCTGCTTTCATTTAATAAGAAGCGTCTTCTCCATTCTTATTTATTTCACATTCCTCATAATCATGCTTAGTAGCATCAAAGAGGAGGTCAAAGTCCTCCTCTGTCAACGAATGTGTGACGACTCCATTGCCGTCATAAATGTGATAGATCTTATCTGTCGCCTGCTGCTCTGTTTTCTGATTTAAAGACATCGAACTCTCCCCCTGGATAACGCTTCTTGAGTTTGTTGACATTAGTTTCGATTACCTCATCGAAGGATATATCAAGTGCCATTGTAGCTTGAGCAACGTACCACATAACATCACCCAACTCAATAATAAGATGCTCGCGGTTATCTTCGTTCCATGGTTTTCCTTGGAAGACCATCTTCTTAATGATCTCAAGGAACTCACCACCCTCAGCATTAATTCCAACCCCAGCAGTAAGAAGTCTCTCAATATTGGCACCTTGTCGATCAAGATCACCAATACGATCAGCAAAGTCAACAAAGTTTGTAGAGCAATCTGAAGTAACTGCTGAAACAAATTCTTGATAGCGTTCAAAATTAACCTTAGACATATTTAAATAATAAATTGATTGAATTTGTCGATGCGTTTTTGTCTATTAGATAGATCATCAAACGTATCGGTAGGATCTTCTTGATCCGTGACTGACAGCGGTGCTTCGTCATCTACATTATACAACTTCATCTTGCCTCTGTCAATACCGACAGTGAAGCGGCGATGCATTGTAGGATCGCCGTAACGATTCTTTAATTGCTTAACCATAATGCGATTAGACTGCTCTAATTCTTCTGTACTTATAAGAGCAAACATAAGATCAGCAGTAGCAGGGAGACCAAAGGACTCAGAAGTATCAGTAAGTTCTACATCTGTACTCCCATATCCTGTACGGGTGGTTTGTGTAGCAGATACAACAGGAACATCATGCTCACATGCTAGACCACGCAACTCTTCAGCAATTGCTTTTACATACGTATAAGAGTTTACGATATGTCCTTTATATCTGGA